CGTGGGGGTTACCCCCCACGTTCGGCGCTGATGCCGGCACGTTCGTGTCCCTTGCATACTAACAGGACCTTGGCATGACTCGAGTTCGCAATAGAGTGGTGAATCGACACATCCAATCCGTCTACCGTAAGGTAGCCGGAACGGTTGTGACAAACCACGATGAGGCGGTTGATACCGTCTCCGTGTGCCACGACGATACTTGTCCGTATCCTTATACGGCAAATATTCCGGGGCAGATTGACCATTGGGAACGTACAGGAGTTATTTGTTCCGGTACGTCCAACCCGGATCCTAATGCTAATACAACAACACGTATTAACAATTGGATCCCAGACTTTATTGCTGGCTCACCTATGAATCATGCCGTTCTTTCAGGAGTTCCTAGCGTCAGTGACGATGCACTGAAAGTCCTCGCGTTCACTAATCCGAACCGAGGATCAGGCACCGACATTGGCCAAGACCTGATCGAATCTCTGTCCGGCCTACCCGTTACAATCAAACGGGCGGGCGACTCGATCACAGACGGAGCCAACGCCCACCTTTGGTGGGAATTTGGCTATGGTCCACTGATTGAGGACATTCTGAGTCTGTTGAATTATCAAGAAGACTTCGAAAGAAGGCTTCGAGAGTTCAACAGTTTATTTCAGAAAGGCGGACTGAGAAGGAAGGTATCGCTCGGAAACTACAGCGAGTCAGGTGATGTCGGCTCTACGGTGTACCAGTCAAACTATTTTAGTTTGATCGGCCGCCGTAAGTACGTCACCACTATGTCTCGCTGGGGAGTCGTGCGCTGGCACCCTCATGGGTGGTCATTGCTCGACATTTCCGAGGTTGAAATGCGTGGTCGGGTCCGTCGTTTGCTCTACGGACTCGATGCTTCTCCGGATAGCATCTGGAGAAAGCTACCTTGGTCGTGGCTAGTGGGATGGTTCAGTACCGTCGGCTTGTGGTTACAAGCCAACAAGAACAACTTTCCCGTCTTGCCCGGCCCCGTGTGCATCATGGATCACACGGTCACGCAGTACAACCTTCAGATCACGTCTAAATCCGATTGGATTAACGTGTCTGGTCGTACCTTTTCCCATGAGACTAAACAACGTAATGTTGTTAATCCTGGGAGTCTTCCTGTTAGCTTCTTCCGACCCGCCGAAGATTGGGGGCTCGGAAAGTCGTCCATACTAGGTTCCTTAGCCATTTCGCGCTATGGTAAACTATAGTGCGGGTGGCTGAACCCTAGGAGTAAGACTATGTTTGCCGATCCACAGACCATCACCTTGGATGGTGCCGGTGGCACCGCTAAGGCTCTGGTCAAAATCAACCAGGACAACTACGGATCCGAATACTTTCTTCAGGATTCCGGCGGTCTTTCGGAGTATAGGATGAAAATCCGACATTCCAAAGAGACCGTGAAGGCCGGTGCCAATCCGGTCGATCGTCACAACGTGGAGCTTACACAGTATGTGTATCCTACCACGGCTGTTCCGAACGGCCGGACGCGTCAGATTTACGTCGTCATTCGGGTTGAACCCGGTGATGACTTGACGCAGGCAGAGGACCTGTTCGAAGCGCTTCCGTATTGGTTGACGGATGCCAACTCTACCAAGCTTCTCGCTTGGGAGAGCTAGTACTGCCTTACCAGCAGTAGCTTCGTTCTGGGGTTAACCACCCCTTTCTAGTTGCCATGTGAGCTTGCTCACGCTGGTTGCGGATCGGTCGCAATTGTGTTGCGGCCGATTTGGTAGATCGGCTGCGACTGTGGATCAAACCCTAACTCATAGGAGTCAGGCTATGACCAATAGCCACAGTAAACAGTACTTACTAGGACTGTACAAGGCAGTCTTGGAAGACTGCCGTGGTACATTCCCACGACTGCGAAAGGAATTAGAGCGTGACTTATCGCGCCTTAGTTCCCTCGTCGAGACGAGAGGATTAAGGGTTCTTACCCTAGATCTTCCCGCCCTCGGTAAGGAGTTTGATCATTCCTTACACGAGCGACGCCTTACCCTTACTCCGTCATACTTGTCAAGTAGACGGCGCAAGGGCTCACCTATTCCCCGACTTTTCGGGGCGTTGGTGATGCGCGTTTTCGACGATAGCGGCGTGCTTCGGGAAGACCCGGACACAGCGGCTATCCGCTTCCTTCGTCAGCTTTACTTACTGGCGAAGAAATGGAAGGCCAACTGTGACCTGTCGTACACTTTTAAAGAAGTACGAGAGTTTTACCGGGTCGACCAGCAGCTCAGGTTCCCCACACTCCAGTGGGGAGAACCATACCTCAATGAGGCTGACGTCCAACATCTTAATTTTGATGACGGTCGTCAAACTCTTGAGCGGGTTATGCAGCACCAGTTCGACTTTGGCAAGATTGCCGGGGAAGAACTGGTTCTGCCACTTAACCTTAATGGTCTTGATGCTGCTTGGCATACTCGCCTTGTTCGATGCCTTCAACGAGTCGCTGACGTCATGTCGGCAACTCTCGGAGACTTTGAACCTAGCGATGTGCTAGCGAAGCATGGTCCTGGAGTGGTCTCAGACCTTCACAAGTGGGTTTCTAAGTACGAGTTTCCCACTTGGTCTGAGAGACTAGAGGGTGTTTTCCAACAAGCCCGGTTCGCCTTTGCGAACTATGGTTTGTGGGCTGAACACGTCCGTAAAACTGAGCTTGACTTGCACTGTGAAGAGAATTCTCTCCACGGTTCTCGTCAGAATTATCCCCACACTTCTCGCAACTCAGTGATGAGTTTTGAGGGCGTGGAGATGTATTCTAAGCTCATTGCTGTACCAAAGACGCAGAAGGGACCTCGGCTTATCGCCGCGGAACCAACCGCAAATCAATGGTGTCAGCAGATCATCAGGAAATTCCTGTATGATCGAACGGATGCCACTTGGATTGGACAATCGATCCATTTCCAGGATCAACGTCCTAACCAGGAGGCTGCTCTAGCCGCCTCGAAAGACGCATCTATGGCAACTATTGACCTTAGTGCGGCTTCCGATCGGATGAGTTGTTGGGTCGTAGAACGTCTCTTTAGGCGGAATCTACCGCTTTTAAGGGCGCTCCACGCATCCAGAACCTTCATCATCCGTAACCCCGTTGATAAGAAATCCCCAGAGTTTTACTATCTGAGGAAGTTCTCTACGATGGGGTCGGCCGTAACATTCCCTGTGCAATCACTATGCTTCCTTGCTGTCGCCCTCGCTGCGTCCCACTTCCTCAGTGGGCACATGAAGGTTACAGCAAAGTCGTGTAGTGAGTACAGTAAGGACATACTGGTATTCGGTGACGATATTATCGTCCCGGAACGCCAGGTGGATGTTACCCTGTACCTATTACAGCACCTTGGTTTCAAGGTAAACGCGTCCAAGACTTATTCGGGACCTAACTCGCGGTTCCGAGAGTCTTGTGGCGTGGATGCGTATAACGGTGTCGACGTGACACCGTCGTACGCGCTGATGGTACCGAGACGGTCCGCCCCGGGGTCGCTCGTGTCGAATGTGGCAATGGCGCATAACTTCTTTAACAAGAAGCTGATGGCCACTGCGGCATTCATACAGCGGGCGACTACGTGTGCAGGTCTTACCGACCTACCATACGTGAAGAGCGGCTCCGGTGTGTTCGGCTGGCCACATGTGTTCGGATTCGACTACTCTCACCTCAGATCAAGGTGGAATAGTCAACTCCAACGCATGGAGTACCTGGCTAGGTGCGTCATTTGGCGTACCACCAGGGGTGCCGACCGAGGATCCTCACGGCTCCTCCAATACTTCGTGGAGGCACCGATCCCAACGGTTAGTTGGGAATCGGGCGTAGTCGTGAAGGGTGCGGCCATGACGAGGCCGCGGTGGGTATCTGCGGAAGCTTAACACACTTCTGCAACCTGGGAGCTCGTTCTAACTGAACGATTCCCGTAGAGGGGCAAGCTG